GTGGTGTTGTATCTGAACTGACCAGCTACGCCTGTGGGTCTTTGCGCTGTAGTACCTGCTGGTGTTCGCAAACTTGTGGGTATTACCAGCGAATCAATTGATAAAAATTGGAGAGTATCACCATCATTGACGTTGCCTGTCCCATCGCCATCGGCTCCAGCGGCACCTGTCGGGCCTGTCGGGCCTGTCTGACCTGTCGGGCCTTGCGGGCCTACTGCACCTGTCTGGCCTGTCGGGCCTGTCTGACCTGTTTGTCCATCTGTGCCATCCTGACCACTCGCGCCAGTTTGCCCTGTTATGCCAGTTGGGCCAGCAGGGCCGGTTGAGCCTTGAGGGCCAGTTGAGCCATTCGTTCCATCCTGACCTGTTGCACCCGTCTGACCTGTCAAGCCTGTTGGGCCAGTTGGGCCAGTTGGGCCAGCAGGGCCGGTTGGGCCAATGGGGGCTGAAACCCAAGCCGCGCCGTTGTAAAATCTAAGCAGGTCTAGCGTAGTATCAAAATACAACGCACCCGCAATAAGATTTGTGGTTGGCGCACTTGTGAGAACACCGCGCCATGTTGAATTGAGTGTTGCAAGGCTTGCAGCCGCGTCTGTCGCTGATGTTGCAGCCGCTGTTGCTTGGACAAGTGCATCGCCCTCTGCCGCGTCTTGCAGAGTTGCCGATGAAATATTTTCATAAAAACCTGACATATTAGTACCCGCTTAAAACTAATTGTGTTGTCCCAGATACTTCCGCTTGCCGGGTGTGAGACACCACGCGGCCATATGCTGTCTGGTAGCCTGCCTCCCACCTAGAATCGTCAGCACCTAAAAACTTTGCAGCCTCTGAAAGTGCGCCATAAAGGTAAAGTTCAGGTACCGTTTTAAGAAGGTCATTGGTTGTCGCTGTATCTGACAAGGATGGAACTTTGTAGTAGTAAATGACTTTTAACTTGTCGTTTACAGAAACAGTAGGTGTTGGGTGGAACCTAAACTCATTTGCCTCTCTAGCAAAAATAGTGGGTATGCCACTATTGGCAGTTTGGCTACTCAACAAACCCAATGAAACTCTATCGACAGGCTTGTCGTTAAAAAACACGTCTTTAATTTCTAAAAAGTCAGCAGGTATTGTTGCTTTACCCTGGCTGTCGGTAATAATGTATGCTGTCTTTTCAATGCTTGGAATTCGTAATTCATGCGCCAACCGGGACTCGACCAACGCAATAAAATCTGGTATTTCGGCTGACAAATCTGTTCGGTTTAACCAATTAGCAATTGAGTCTTTAAGCCCACTGTATGTTTCGATGCTCATAATCGACCGCCGCCTGTGCGAAGGTATGCGTACTCTGTAGAGTTAAGCTTTTGCTTCATGCGTTTAAGGTCTTCTGCATTCGGAGCCATCACGTTGATGCCTTCCTGCATCCACTGCACAGCAACAACATCAGGTATGGTTGCTACGCGAACCATGTCACCCATGCGCTGCCCTTCCGCTTGCTCCCTGGCTCGCTTGTTAGCTTCAAGTATCGCAGTTACGTCTTGAGAGTGGCTGATGTGGATTTTGTCTTCGCTCTGATCGTGTTGAACATTTGCGATCATTTCGCCAGTTGGGGAACTAGGCATTTGTAACCTCCCTAAATTAATAAAAGGATGGCCCCGTAGGGCCACCCAGTTTTATTGCTTTAAGCAGTGAGGGCGTTAATCAGACCAGATGCTTTGTCGTTTTCACAAACCAAAGTTTGCTCAGTCAACATTTGCTTCTTCTCGCTGTCGCCGTTGCGAGCAAGATCGATAGTCTGCATTGGACGCAGAACTGCGCGTGACCAATATTCAGTATCGAGTACCAAGCACGAGTTAGCTTGTAGAAAGCGATTTGGTATCACGCTGCACTCGCCGAACGGCGACACGTATAAATCCACGCTGTTGACTAGCTTGGTGCCAGTGCTGAAGTCACGCTCACGACCCGCAGAGGCTGCGAAGTTTGCAACAGTTACAGAGTGAGATGGAGTCACCTGAATCTGGTTAGGATCGCCACCAGCTTCGTATACAGACTGCAAAGTAGCCAGTAAAAGTGCCTCAGTAAAAGTGCGGTTAGAACCAGCGGTGTTAGTTGTCGCGGCATTGATCTGATTCTGAGCCGAAGTCAACTGACGAGCAGTAGTTGCGTTACCAGCGGTACCTGCCTGGCCAGCACCTACGAATGCGTGTTCGATATCTCGACGCATTTCTTTTCCTTTCATCGCGATGTTCATCGCTAGGTCAGAACTACGAGCGTGGGTATCAACAGCTTCAGAAGTGCCTGAACTCTGAACTACTTTAGTGAAAATCTGAGTATTCGCAGTTTTCATTGTAGTGGTGTTGTTAGAGGCTGCGCCTGCATCCGCGCCTTCAACGGCGGCATTCGAGCCTACAGCAGCAAGTTCTGCTTGCTGCCACTGATGTAAAGTTGCACGGGCAGTGCCTGTGCCGATTGAAGAGGTGAACGGGGTCAGGGTTGGGCTGATATCATATATAATTTCTTCGATACTCTGTTTTAGACCTACCTGGTCAAATGTCTTTAAGGTATTCGCTACTACTGGCATGATAAAATTTCCTAAAATTAAGAGTTATTCAAGAGGGCTTGAACAGCGTCTTCCATCCTTCCAGACTTCTTGAGACGTTCACGCGATTTGCGATGATTCTCTTTCTTGCCTAAATCTTTGGGTTCACCTTTCTTGCCCGACAAAGTTTTTTTGGCTGACGCTTTAACTTTCTTTTGCGTCTTCACCTTTGCCTGATCGAACTGCATGGCCTTGTACAATGCCGTAATCATTCGGTGATCGTGAACGTCGTTAAACTCTTCACTGGTCACACCTAACGTACTCGTTGCGTACTCACCAATCGAGTAGTAAAGGTCGTTGTTCCAATTAGGGATTGTCGATTTTAGAACAGTCAGACTTTCTTTCGCATTCTCACGCGACATAGCCTGCTGTTGTTCTTGATTGCGTTTTTGATGCTCGTCAGCTTGTGACTTGATAAAGTTATAAGTCTGCTGTGTCTGCTCAAAAACAGCCTTGGCCTGCTTGTATTGCTCAGGATTTTCTACAGCGGCCTGCTCCCAATTCACATTGTCAAAACGTGATAGGTCAGCACCAGATGCAGTAAGAAGTGCGCTAAGAGTGGATTCGTAATTCGCAGTTTGTTCTTCTGCGGCCTTACGCTGTTCGGCAACTACCTGCGTCTTCTTGGTGTAATCGGCTTGTCTTAGATAACCAAGTTTAATCTCTTCAACCGACACGCTTTCGCCATCGATTTCAATATTGCCTTCAGTTATGTATTCAGGCGCGTCTTCAGTTTCATCTTCAGATTCTTCGGTTGGGTCTTCGACCTCCGCAGCTTCTTCTAACTCTTCTTCAACGTCCTGTGACTCGTCGATTACTTCGTCGGTGGCCTCATCGACCACGTCTTGCTCTTCTTTAGGCTCTTCGGGGTTGTCCTGGCTGGATTCCAAAACGGCCATCAGTCGCGCATTAATATCGTCTTTATCGATGGTCTGGGAGTCCGTTGCGGTTTGCTCTTCTGACATCAAATTTCTCCAATTATACCTATTTACTCAACAGGTTGTTGTGTCTTCAATTCATAGTTGTTTATTAGCCCGGCAAACTGCTGGACAAACATTTGTCCCGCCTTAAACATCATATAGAGCCTTTCACGCTCTGCATCTGCCTCTGGCGGGGTGGCAAGGATTTGATCCATGATATTTGAGTTCATCATTTCAAACGCCCTGTTAAAAACATCGCTATGCAGCATTTCTTTTGAGGCTTCTGCTATCGTAGCCAGTTCGCCTATATCTTCTTCATTCATCGGTTTTAGACTCCACGTCAGTGGTTGGTACTAATTTAATGGTCTTACCCCTCATCCTTCCGTGAGGTCGAGGCATGGCCGTTTCCTTATCTAGTTTTCCATCGCGATAAGCCTGGTACTCGTTAAACGCCTGTTTGCGTGTTTTCTTTTTGGCGTACTTTTTGTCGTTAGCCTTTTTGATAAAGGCATCAAACTTACTCGTATCTTCAATCATCATCCAATACTCACGTTGCGTTTTTGCTCGGCCTCAAGTGCCAGTTCGGCCTCGTCAATCTCCATCTGGTGCGTCTGCTTTTCAGTGTCCAGCATTAACTTCGCTTCACCGATCTCATGCTCATGGTTCATGTTCTCCATAGCAATGATCATCTTGTTCTGCTCCTTCAGCGCGTCCAGTTCTAACTGACCTTCAAGCACAGCGACCTGACGTGCTGTCATGCCAGCGTTAAACTTCTCAACTTCTGACTGCTTGGCTGCTGCCTCTTCCTGCTGTTGCTGCATCTGCTGCTGCTGCTGCTGAAACTCAGGGCTGCTAGGATCGAACAGGTACATGCTGCTTGACTTGATATTCAACAACTCAAAGGCTCGACTCAGCATCGCGTGGCGCTGTGATGCGCCGTACATTCCTCCAAGATTTGGGTCTTGGGGATTCATCGTGAACTGCTGGTCAAGGCTCAACAGCATTTGCGCTTCCTGCGCCTGCTCATCAGGTGTCAGGGCCACAGCGACAGACATCTCTGTGCGATCACCTAAGAACTGAGGATTTACAGGCACAAACTGCCCATCAAGCTGTATGGCTTTTTCTCCCTCGTACTCCACAGCCAGCTTATAAATGTCGTGCATCAGCGGCTTTAAAAAATTCTCTGCCAGATTTCTAGCCATGACCATGATTCGACGGTTGCTGGCGTTCATAAAGGTCGTAATCAAGTCGCTTGAGTTCTGCTTGCTGACAGCAGTCGAGTCCATGCCACGCGCCATACGGCTCATGCCGCTGCGCGACTCCTTCTCCACCTCCAGGTTCTCAATCGCCTGAAATACGGTGCCTGACAAGTTCGGCATCGGCAGAGGACGCACAACATTTTCAGGATTCGGGCTATTCACGTCGATAACTGCTCCAACGCGGTTGTCTAACAGGTCGCGTGGGTTTTTGACTAGTGATAAATTAGCGATAAAGCGTGAGGTGTTTGTCATAAATGTGTGATCGACTACGCCACGCTTCAAGCTGCTCTGCGTCTTCTGAATATCGAACAGAACATCCGCAAGGCTCATACCGTGGAAGCGGTGAGGCAACGGGAACGGTGTGAAATACCTAAACGGCTTCTCAGACACGATCTCTTTGTCCAGTAGCACGTTGCGGCTGTGCAGCACTTTCAGATACACGCACTTCTTCAAGTCATCGCGGTACTTTTTAATGTATGACTCGTAAATAGTGACGTGCTGCCTGTCGTTGTCAGCATCATAGTGATCGTCTTTGCGAAAACCATCAACTGAGTCTCGCCCAAGGCCACCGTCTTCAAACAGGTCGTGGTCTTCGTTCAACTTCGCAACAATCTCAGGATCGAAGCCTTCAGATAGCAACTCGCCACGG